GCGAAAGGTCGCATATTCGTCATTCCTAACCTCGTAACTATTTTGTTTGAGCATGTCATTGGGATCACTCGTATGATTGAGCTCCGTGGCTCAATTGGGATAGGTCGGACGTGGTCTAGTGGTGGAATGGATGCCCTATTGGAGATGTTGGGTGTTAAGGACACTCTGGAGGACTATGAGCTTAATGAGGGCGACGTCACGAAGTTGGACCAGTCGCTTTGTGATGTTTTGATTAATTTGTTCTTTTCCTCACGAATTCGTTATTTTGACAAAAATGATCCTACTTATCATGAGCTGAAACGAGTGATAGAACACCTTATTAAGGAGTTTACTCAGAAAGTAACACACGTAGTCGGCGATGTTTGGGCCACTGTGTGCGGCGGGGTTCCTAGTGGTGCCCTTCATACTAGCCATATGGATTCATGGATATTGTTATTTTTGTTTGTATTGTTCTGTCTTGATGTTGGGGAGCAGAATCCTGAACATAAGGATTTGATTACTGTTTCCTTGTTGACGAAAATGATATCGATTGTAGTGTACGGTGATGATAATTGGTATTTTGTTCGCAAAGGCCCTTTGACTGCTCTCCTTAATGCCAACCAATGGGCAGCTTGGCTCTATAAACATTTCAAGATAGAGATGCGAGATATTCGTGTTGGTCACAGTCCAGTTTCCATTCCTAGGAATGGTTTTTTTGAGTCTAAAGGAGGGGTATACTTACGCCATTATTGTGTTGCTAACCCGATTACCGGAGATGGACAGCCCAAGTACGTTCCTTACCGTCCCATGAAGGAGGTTATCTTGAAAGTCATCTTTGGGCGTGAACCTAAAAACAGAGATCCGGTTAATATACTTCTTAGTTGTCTCGGGCATGCGTACGGTACTTACGGATCGAATGAGTTTACCTACCGATGGCTAAAGGCATTGTACCAGTCAGTAATACAAGTGTCCGGCAAGCCGCTTGACGTGTTACTTAAGTCCATATCACGCGCTGAGAAGGATGTTGTACGCAAATGTAGGCAAGCAAATATTACACCCGATCAGCTCCTCTCCGGATTTCCCACACTTGAGGCTCTTAGGGAAAAGAATCGTTATGATCCGTCTGTTCACTCCGTGGCTTCTGCATCTTCTAGGGCGATGCAGTATGAGCATTACTAAACAGTCAAAATGTCGTTGTGTGTTCAAGGTGTCATAACCTTGCGACGATATTTATTGACGGGGGAAAAAG